CCCCAGCCCTTAAGGTAAGAGACTCAAGGGAAATATTCAAAACGCAACTGTACGGGATTAGGAATGATAGGAATCACTCTATTGATATGCCTTTGCCGATAGTTGGCAAAGATACTGATCTGCCTATTGACCCATACCTTTTTGGGGTATGGCTTGGCGACGGAACAGCTACCAGCTCGTGTATATCTTGCGGGGATGAAGACATAGAAGAGATGTCCGAGTTAATAAAAGGATGTGGTGTTCCGGTAAGAGCTAGCAGGGAGAGGACTTGTTGGAAGATCAAAATAAATCACGGCAATAAAGGGAACAGAGCAGAAAGCATTCACGCAAAATTGAGAAGTATTGGCGTGATAGGAAATAAGCATATTCCAGAAATCTACTTGAGGGCATCATTTAAACAGAGATTGGCATTGCTCCAAGGGTTGATGGACACTGATGGAACATGCGACAGTAAGGGGAGAGCCCAGGAGTTCGCCACAACAAAAAAACCTTTGTTAGATGGCTTTTGCGAACTGTGCGCATCTTTAGGCCTTAAATATTCCGTTCGAGAGAAACCGTTAAGATGCAACGGAGAGGTGGTTAAAGGTATTGGTTATTATGTGCAGTTCTGCGCACTGAGAGATTGCCTTGAGGTTTTCAGATTAAAAAGAAAACTGAACAGGCAGCGAACAATGGCCGATGGCGGGTGCTCTCCCAGGAGCAAAAGCTTACAGATAGTATCGGTTAAAGAAGTTGCCCCTGTAGAAACCAGATGTATTCAAGTTGACAGTGAAAATAGCTTGTTCCTCTGTGGGAAAACCATGATCCCTACGCATAACACGACCTGCGCAGTCCCTATCGGCCTGGCCATGCTCACGATTGAAGCAGAGCCAGGGGCAGAGGTTTACACCGGTGCCACCAGCGAAGACCAAGCCGACGAGGTTTTTCGCCCAGCAAAGGCCATGACCGACCGGGCCAAGGGGTTCAAAGCAGCTTATGGCATTCAGGTTGCGGCGAGTTCGATTTTCAGAGAGGATGGCCTGTCCTTCTTCAAGCGCATCATCGGCAAGCCTGGCGAGGGGCAGTCACCTTATTGCGCCATCCATGACGAGTACCATGAGCACAAGACCAGCGATCAGGTTGACAGCATGGACACCGGCATGGGAGCTAGGCAGGAGCCCTTACAATTCATCATCACCACAGCCGGCAAGGACACGTCGAGCCCATGCAAGGAATTAGACGATTACGCCATCAAGGTGTTGGAGGGTCAGTTTGCCAATGAGTCCTTCTTTGCGCTGCTCTACGGCATCGATGTTGAGGACGACTGGACGGACTTCGATGTCTGGAAGAAAGCCAACCCTAATATCGGGGTATCGGTCTCTGAAGAATATTTGAAAGGTAAACTGGCCGAAGCTATCCAGCGCACCAGCCTGCAAAACACGGTCAAAACCAAGCACCTCAATATGTGGGTCAACGCCGGCATCGGGTGGATCAACATGGCCAAGTGGAACCTCAACACCGACGAATCACTCTCACTTGACAACTTCACCGGGTGCCACGCGTGGGTAGGTATCGACCTCGCCAGCAAGATCGACTTGACCGCCATGATGATCTTGGTGTGGAGCGATGGCGTCTGGTATCTGTTCGGAAAATACTACCTGCCGCAGGAAACTATCGATCTGCCAGGGAATGAACATTACCAGCGATGGCAACTTGACGGCCACCTAGTTGGCACACCAGGCGCAAGGACCGATTACGGCTATCTTGAAGACGACCTTGAAAAGCTTTACGGCGAGTTGGTGATAGAGGAAGTCGTCTACGATCCGCGAGAGGCTGAGTACCTGATGCAATCGATTAGGGAAAAGGTCAGTTGCCCGGTGGTGGAGATGACGCAGAGCGCAGCCAACTTGTCTGAACCGATGAAGGAGTTTGAAGCACAGTACCTTGCCGGTAACTTGCTGCACAACGGAGATCCGGTGTTGTCTTGGTCTGCCGGCAACGTGGTTTTGAAAGAGAGCCGCAACAAGCTTTATTACCCGGCAAAAGAGAACGCGGCCAATAAAATCGACCCGATAGTCGCGGCGGTCATGGCAATGGCCAGGGCCAAGGCAACCGTTGAAGATTTGGAAGCACAACAGGGATTCGTGGAGCTGTAACATGAAAGCTGATGAAATTTTAAAAGGAATAGAATCGAGATTAAGAGATCAAGTTTTAGCAGAAATTGAACTGCTTAAAAAAGAAACTGGTCTCAGTATCGTGTCAGTGAACATTGACTTCATTGATGTTCAAACCACACTTGGCCGCGAAAGCATACTTGGCCTTGTAAGCGTAAATCTTGGGCGATAACATGGGATTTTTTACAAGAAAAGCCGACCTCCTCGCCGCGGAAGTCGAAGACCTCAAGTCGCAAATAGCGTCGATCAAAAACGAAATGAGCCCTGCCGAAGAGACCTTCCTCAAGGACTTCATCGTCGGCGGCTGGTCGAATCAAACCTCTCTATCAGCCGATAGCGCTATGCGGTGCTCTGCCGTGTTCGCTTGCGTTCGCCTGCTGGCTGGGGCCATTGCATCGGCACCGGTCAGGATATACAAGCGCGGCGCAGGAGGGGCTAGGGAACTGATTGACAAGCACCCCTTTGCCAATCTCCTTGGAGCCAGGCCCAACGAGCACATCACCGCCAGCACCTTCTGGAAGGTCATGGCTACCAACAAGGTCTTGAACGGAAACGCCTACGCAGCAATCAATCGCGGGGCATCTGGCCGGCCAACATCACTGATGCCGTTGCGCGCCAGCCGGGTCACTCCATACCAGGCATGGGAACTGAGCCTTGACACCAAACTTGGGGTCAGCCCTTACCGGCTGTTTTATTCAGTCACTTGGGACAACGGCACCGTCACCGTAATCGATCAAGACGACATGATCCATGTCCCGAATATCGGGTGGGATGGCAAACAGGGTATATCCACTATCCGGGCCGGGGCGCAAGCTCTTGGGCTTGCCCTGTCTGCTGAAGAATCAGCATCCAAGATATTCGAGAACGGGATGATGTCCCAACTGGCCCTGATCTATCCCAACAAGCTGAGCCCAGCCGCAACCGAGGCGCTGCGCGAGCATATCCAGAACCGACACGGCGGCAGCAAGAACCATCATAAGCCCCTCATTCTCACCGAGGGCGGCGACGTGAAGACCATGAGCATGAATGCCGACGACGCCCAACTGCTCGAAAGCCGGGTGTTCTCCGTCATCGACATCTGCCGATTCTTTGGAGTTCCACCGGTAATGGTGGGCGAGTCGACCAAGACCAGCAGCTGGGGGTCAGGCGTCGAGCAGATGGCCAGGTGGTTTGTCATGTTCACCCTTAATGACCACCTCACCGACATCGAACAGGAGATCAGCGCCAAGCTGTTCAGAAATTCTGACCACTTCGCCGAGTTCGATGAATCCGAACTGACCAGGGGCGACACCAAGACCCGCGCCGAGTACTTCAAGGCCGCGCTTGGCTCTGCTCAGCAACCCGGATGGATGTCGCAGAATGAGGTTAGATCCGCCGAGGGACTGCCCCCTGATAAGGGCGAGAAGAGTGACGAGCTTTCAGTGCCGATGCAAACTATCCAACCGCAACAAAACGGAGATGATACCGATGATCAAGACACCGATGAAAAACAGACTGATGCAGTTGTTCAAGAATGACGCGAATATTTCATTTGAGCCGGTTGAATTGAAAGTAGTTGCTACCGGGGATGATGAAACAACCATTTATCTATACGACGCTATCGGAGATTGGTACGGGGTTAGCGCAAAAAACTTCATCAAGGAGCTGAAGGCGATCAAGTCTGGCACCATCCGCTTGAGGATCAATTCCCCTGGCGGTGATGTATTTGAAGCCAGGGCAATTGCTACAGCCATCTCACAGTGCGGGAAAAAGGTGGTGTCTCATATCGACGGTGTATGCGCTTCGGCAGCGACCTATGTGGCCTTGGCGGCGAGTGAGGTTGAGATGGCGAAGGGGTCTTTTTTTATGATCCATAACGCCTGGACGATGAGTTACGGCAACGCTGAAGATATGCGATCTGCCGCCACCCTGCTCGACCAGATTGATGCGTCTATCGTTGACGACTACGCCAAGAAGACCGGCAAGGCGCAAGAAGAAATAAAGGAATTAATGGCGGCAGAGACATGGTTTGCAGCCGACGACGCACTGGCGGCTGGTTTCATTGATAGTGTCTATGACAGCGAGAAGGTAGAAAACAAATGGAACCTGTCTGCGTATGAAAATGTCCCAGAAAAACTTGCAAAAACAACGCAACTGGTATACGATAAAGAGAAATTCGAGAAACGACTTCAACTTATCGAAGCAATCGCCTGAGTTGAGGCGAAATTAAACGGTTCACAACCTCAGTTACAGGAGCAACGAGCATGAACATCCTCCAGAAGTTGCGCGAAGACCGCGCCGCAAAAACCGCAGAGTGCCGAGTCATCCTCGATCAGTCTGCCGACACCATCACCGAAGACCAGAAGTCCAAGATGGACGCGCTGATGGCCGAGATCAAGGCCATTGACGACAAGATCGAGTACACCGAAAAAGTACTCGCCCTCGCCGCCGAAGATCTCAAAGTCACCATCCAGGATGGTGCCACCTCCACCCCTGGCCAGATCATCGTGGCCCACAAGCCTGTTTACGCCAACCTTGGCGAGCAACTGCTTGATGTTCGCTCCATGACCCTGGACACCTCCGACGCCCCCAAGGCCCGAGACCGTTTCCAGAAGGTGGTCAATGCGGCTGCCGGTGCATCCACCGGTATTGACTCCGAGGGTGGGTTCCTGGTTGAGACCGACAAGTCCAAGGATATCATCACCACCGCCATCGAAACCGGCGTCTTCTCCAGCCGCTGCACCCGCCAGCCCATTGGCGCAGGCTCCGACAGCTTCAGCTATCTCCAAGCCAATGACCGCGACCGGTCCACCGGCAAGCGCAATGGCCTGGATGTGTTCCGTAAAAGTGAGACCGCCACCATGGCCACTTCGGGCAAGGTCGGCTTGAAAGAGCGCGAGCTTCGGGTCGAGGATATGTACGGCCTGCTCTACGTCACCAACCGGATGCTCCGCGATGCAGTTGCCCTGGCCACCTACGCCAAGCGCTGCCTAACCGAGCAGTTCGCTTTCAAGCTTGATCTGGAAATGTTCCAAGGCAATGGCGTCGGCCAGTGTCTCGGCATCATGAACTCTGACTTGCCGGTAACCGTAGCCGCCGAAGCCGCCCAGACCGCCGCAACCGTCGTTGCTGCCAACGTGGTCAAGATGCTCGCCAGATTCTCCGGCAACATCAACACCGCAGCCTGGTTTATCAATCAAGACGTGCTGCCCTCGTTGCCGTTCATGACGGTTGGCGACCAGCCGGTTTTCATCCCTGGCGGATCTTTTACCAACTCCCCGTTC